TGAGAGTTGTGGTGAATAAGAAGTTGTTTGATAAGGTGTTGGAAGTAATGAAAAATGTTAGAGTGGAGACAGTATTTGTGGTGGATGCAGAAAACAACAAGCTGAGAGTCGAGGCAATAAATTATGCAAAGACGGCACTTATCAGAGCAAAAATTGATGTGTTGGAGGCAGATGAGAATTTTACACTTGCAGTAGATTCGAGTAAGATACATAATGCGATTAAGGCTATGAGCAGCCCGATTGCAATAACGAAGAAGGGCGGTGAAATAGAAATAAGTGGTGGTAGCATAGTATACAGGATAGCTGAGTTTGTAGGCGATTATGTTAAAGTGCCGAGNGAGGCAAATTTTGAGGTAACTACGGAAATCAAAATGCTTGGCTCTGACATGAAGAGGCTCATTGAACTGGCAAAGAAGTTTGGCGACATAATGTTTTGTGGAGACAGTGCAATAATAAAGGGAGACATTGACAGCGTGAGGTATGAATTTACTGAGTATAAAGGGGATGCTAAAAGCTGTTACAGTGCTGAGATTCTGGAGGCCATTAAGCCAGCACTTGGTAATGATGATGCAGTGTTGATAAGATACGGAGACGGCAGGCCTGCAATAATACAGATTACCGGCGACGGTTACGAAATTGAGTATATAGTTGCACCGAGGGTGATGGCAGTTGATTGACTTGAACTATTTTTTGGGCAAGGTAATTATAGGGTTGAGATACTTGGCGTCGAGAGCACATACTGAGGCAGGAAGAAGAGAGTATGCGAGAGGATGCGTTAATGCATATTTTTTAAGCGATGCGATAGGAAGGGATTTGATTTATGCCAAGGAGTTTTTTGTTCAGGAGGCTAAGATGTATAGAGCATATCTTGATGATGCAAGCAAGGCTTATTTGGGGCTGAATAACTATGATAAGAAAAATCTGTTTGAGGTGAGTGCTGATATTGTGGAGAATGCNAGAAAACTTTTGGCTATAGCTAAGATATCGAGGGGTATTATGGACAGGCTGAGATATGGAGGAGTTAAGAAGGCAGTNACAGACTACTTAAGAAAGTTTGATGCGTGGGACAATATCGATAAACTTAGAGAGCTGAGTTTAGTGCTCGTGTATGTAAGGAGAGCGAATGCATACAGGCAGATGGTGGATGATGAATATCTGGAGATGCTGAGAAATAAGACAATTGAGGCATTCAGGAATGCAGGCATTAATAAGAGCATTGATTTGTTCAGACTGACTCTCGAAGGCACAAATATCTATGATGAGGATTTAGAGAAGCCATATGCATGGCTGGTGTGGTGGTAATGAAGAGAGCAGTTCAGGCAGTGCTTGATAAAATAAATGAAAGGGACAGCTTATATGAGCAGACTTGGAAACAAATACCTGTTGAGGACTTGATTGCGATAGCGAGGATAAAAACATACAGGGCAACAACGATGCTGAGTAAGGGCAATAAAGAGAAGTTGCTTGATGATTTGATTGATGCATGTGCATATATTGTTTTTGCGATTGAGAAGCTGATTGAAGGTGATTGATGCGTGTGCAAAGTTTTTAAGAAAAACTGAATGTGACAGAGCATTGAATGATAGCTTTAAGTAAAGAGAGGTGCAGTTGTGTATTGCTTTATAGTGGAGGTGATTCGGTGTTGTTTACAGAAATGGCGATTGATATTTTGAGGAGAAGATATTTGCTCAAGGATGAAGAGCCCGAGGACATGTTCAGAAGAGTTGCTGAGGATATAGCAGGAGTAGAGAATAAGGACGATTGCGACTACTGGGCTAAGAGGTTTTTTGAGATAATGATGAATTTGGAGTTTTTGCCTAACTCACCATGTTTGTTTAATGCAGGGACAGGTAATGGATTGAGTTACAGTGCGTGCTACGGACTGCCTGTTGAGGACAGTATTGAGGGAATATTTGAGACTCTGAAGAAGGCTGCAATAATAATAAAGTCAGGAGGCGGTGTGGGATTTAATTTCAGCACACTGAGGCCTGAAGGAGATATAGTGAGAAGCACGATGGGAGTGAGTAGTGGCCCTGTATCGTTCATGAAAGTGTATAACGAGATGATAGAGCAAGTAAGGCAGGGAGGCAAAAGAAGAGGTGCAGCAATTGCAGTAATGAGGGCAGACCATCCGGACATACTGAAGTTTATTAGAGCAAAACATGAAGAGGGAGCACTCAGCAATTTTAATATCAGCGTGTTTGTTACTGATGAGTTTATGCAGGCAGTGCTGAATAACGACGACTGGAGATTGATAAATCCAAGAGATGGCAGCACGTGGGCAGTAGTTAAGGCAAGGGAGATATTTGATGAGATAGTGTATGGAGCATGGAAGAATGGAGAGCCCGGAGTGTTATTCTATGATGCAATAAACAGGACAAATCCGTGTAAGCATATTGGCAGTATTGATGTGGTAAATCCGTGCTCAGAAGTGAATTTGATGTATTATGAGAGCTGCAACTTAGGGAGCATAAATTTGAGCNAGTTTGTAGATGGTAAGGATTTTGATTGGAGCAGGCTTGAAAGAGTAGTTCAGATTGCAGTCAGGTTTNTGGATAATGTTATAGATGCACAGCCTTATGAGCTGAAAGAAGTTGAGAAAGCAACAAAGAGAACAAGAAAAATAGGACTTGGCATAATGGGCTGGCATGATGCATTGATAAAGCTTGGAATTGCTTATAACAGCAATGAGGCAATAGAAAAGGCAGAGCAGGTAATGAGGTTCATAAGGGATGTGGCATACAGAACGAGTATGATACTGGCAGAAGAGAAGGGAACATTTCTGGCATGGAAAGGTAGTGAGTGGGAAAAGAAAGGAATGAGAATGAGAAATGCAACATTGACTGCAATAGCACCGACGGGTTCATTGAGCATAATAGCGAACTGCAGCAGTAGTATTGAGCCGGTTTTTAACTGGGTCTATCTCAGGAGGAATGTTATGGACAGGGAATATTTTGTAGTGCACGGACTGTTTGAGGAGATGCTAAAAAGCAAAGGTTTGCATGATGAAAAGATATTGTGGAGAGTATACAATGAGGGCACAATTCAGACAATTGATGAGTTTGACAATGAGACTAAGAGGGTGTTTGTGAATGCATTGGATATCAGCTGGGACTGGCATATCAGGATGCAGGCAGCATTTCAGAAGTATGTAGATAACAGCATAAGCAAGACAATAAATATGAGGGCGGACGCAGGACTTGAGGATGTGAGGAANGCAATNATAATGGCATGGAAGAGCGGATGCAAGGGCATAACGATATACAGGACAGGAAGCAGAAATAATGAAGTGATGACATATGGTGGGTGCAAGGGCGGAAAATGCAGTTTGTGAGTAAAACTTTATAATGTTGAGCGTGAAATTGTTATGATGGACGCAGAAATTGAGATACTTGATGATGGATTTGATGAGTTTACAGAGAAATTGAAGGAGGAGGCAATGGAGAAGTTAATGGAGATAGCAAATGAGATTTTGTTCAGAGCAAAAGTGAAGTTAATTGAGAACAGAAGTGTTGTATTCGGCAGGTTATTTGAGAGCGGATATATTGAAAAAGTAGGAGATGATGAAGTTGAGGTAGGATTTGAGGCTCCATATGCAGGATTTGTAGAGTTTGGAACTGGCCCAAGGGCAAGACTACCACCGATTGAGCCATTGAAGATGTGGGCTAAGGTTAAGTTTAGGCTTGATGATAAGGAGGCAGAAAGAGTGGCATGGGCAGTAGCAAAGTGGATAAAGGAGCATGGAACACAGCCACATCCATTTTTTAGGCCTGCGTTGTATGAGGTAGTAGAGGAGGAAAAAGAGTAGGTGAGATAATGGAGCTGTGTGATTTGTTATATTGTTTGGTATTGAGGCATTTTAGAGATGCAGTTCTGAAAGGGAAGAACGTTGAAATTGATTATATTTACGACAGAAGGGCTGTTGATGTAGCGGATGCACACTGGATATTGCTATATCAGGTTAATGAGAGAGTTGCATGGTTTGATTTAGGAGCTAAAAACTGGCATAAAGAAGAGAANGTGAGCATAGATGTAAGAACNGATGATAAGATAGCATATGCAAACATAAAGAATGAGCTGTTCAGNTTGTTTAACGGAACCACATATGCATTTAAGCCNAAGGCAGANTACGATGCAATAATAGAGGAGGGAGTGTCAGCAATAACGATAAATAAGAAGAGCATGTGGGTTAGAGTTGCAAAGGTAATTGACCCGATNATATACAGCNTTGGCGATTATGTGAGGCTTGATTATGCTATAGGAGAAAGCGAGAGTGGATGGATTGTAGATATTTATGGAGATGAGNTTGTTGTGTTTACGAGGGCTGGAACATATTTTTTAGTCAGGCCACATGCAGTAATTGAGCTTAGTGACAAGATGAAGATGNTATACAGATTTGTAGCTGAGGTGCAGGGAAGAATAATTCTTGAGCAGTAATGCTTAAATAGTTAGNAATCGTTATGTGATAAATAGTAAGTGAGGTGAGTAAGTATGGTTGCGACAGGTAGTAAAGCCAGACTGGCTTATGGATTGGAAAGCACTTTCAAAGGAGGAGGAACGGCAGATAAAGCATTTGGTGTTGGACAGAGNCTGACTGGAATAAGAGGAAGAAATACAATTGAGAGGATATATGAGATAGGCAGCAGAGTGGCAAATAAGTTAATTGCAGGAAGATTTGATGGTGCATGGGGAGTTGAGGCAATACTGGGTAACAAGGATGTATTTCAGACAATATCATCGACAAATCCTGTGAGTTTGGTTATCGAGGTCGGATTTGAAGGAACTAATAAAGTGCTCAGAACGCTGAAGGGTGCTGTGGTAAGGAGAATGTCTATATCGACGAGGACGAATGAGCCAGTTAGACTGAGAATTGATGGGCTGTATGCTACAGAGAGTGTGAGCAATCCGACAAGTATAACTCCAGTTGTTGATGATACACAGCCGTATACGTTTGCTGGTGCTACATTAACATTTGACAATCAAGCAGTTGCGAACGTAATGGCTTTTGATGTTGATATTGATACAGGATTTGAGTATGTGTTTGCATTAGGAGCAAGGACTGCAAGAGACCTGTATGGCAGGATGTATGAGATAGGAGGAAGATTTAGTGCAGTGGCACTGACAGAGGATTTTGTGAAATATTTGTATGGACTTGGAACAAAGCCGACTGAGCCTGTTGAGTCTACTGCAGTTCAGGAGCTTAGTATGGTGGCGACATTTTCAAATGGCACAGATACGACAACGATTACGCTTGGTGGTGTAGTGATAGATGAATTAGGAAGTGCCATCGAGGCAAATGAGCTGATTCTGTTTGATGTATCATTCATAGCGAGGACAGTGACAATAAGCTGAAGTGATGAGTATGCCAGTCAAGGCTGTAGAGATAATGCATAACGGTAAGAAATATAGAGTTACAGTTGGCTCATTGAAATATGGACAGATGAACAAGATATTGCAAAAATATTTGAAAGCGGCTGTTGAGGGAGGACTGCTAAAGGCTGACATTGATTATGCATCGTTAGAAAGAGAAATTGTGATTGCGTCAGTGAAAGAGGTTGAGCCTGCAATAGATGATATTGAGAGATTTGTAGACGAGCTTGATATAACAGAGGCACAGAAATTGATAAACGTGGCAATAGAGCTGAACCCTTTATTGACATAGAGCCAGAAGAGAAATTTAGACTGAGGCAGGCAATGCTGTTTGGGACGAGTGATATTGAGATGCTCAGGACGTTGACATATTTTATATTTGCAGAGTGCTGGGGTTGGACACCGGGCGATGTTGATGAAATAGAAGTAACTGAAGTGTATAGGCTAAGGGCGTTGCTTGAGGAAACTATGAAGGAGCGTGAGAAAATGTCGAGAAGAGAAAGAAAGAAGTTGGATGAGATGATGAGATATGGCTGAATTTCCGATTAGAGCGAGGTTGACACTTGATTTGAGTGAAATTAGAAAGCAGTTGGCGAGTTTAGCGAAAGAAAAACAAAAAATAAAAGTTGAGGCTGAAGTTGAGGAAAAAAGAGTCGATAGAGAAAGAAGGGGAATATTTGGAATGATAAGTTCACTGATAGAAAAAAGAGCAGAGGCAATGGGAGAGGGTGGAGGGATTATAGCTCGTGTTGGTGCAAGAGCACCTGCGTTACTTGCAGTTTTTGCAATTATTGAGATATTGAAGACGATTTTGTCAACGTTGATGGAAATAGCAAGAAGAGGAGCTGAGGTTAGCGGATTTTTAGATGCGGCACTAAAGCTGTGGGATTTGATATTTAAGCTTGCATTGAAGCCAATTGCAGATGTAGTTGGAATGATATTATTGCCACTTGGCAGAATATTGTTATTAGTTTTGTTACCGTTCATAAGAGCTTGGGATGAGGCAATCAGACAGTATGGGAATATTTTTGAGGCGGCATCACAAGCAGTTGCATCATATTTTGCAACGATTGTAGAAATACTGATGGAGAAAATTGGTGATTTTGGGGAATGGTTAAGAAATGCTGTTGAGCAGATAGCAATAACAATTGGAAATCTGGGAGAGTGGATATGGGAGCAATTGACTGCATCGGCTGAGTGGGTAATTGGAGGTTTGCAGAATTTAGGTGCATGGATATGGGAGCAGTTGACGAGTTCAGTAGATTGGGTAATTGGCGGACTAAGAAATTTAGGTGAGTGGATATGGAGTGTTTTGACAGAATCAGCTGATTGGGTTGTGGGTGGATTAAGATATTTAGGAGAGTGGATTTGGAATAGTCTAACGGCTTCTGTAGATTGGGTTATAGGAGGTTTGGGCAATCTTGGAGCATGGATTTGGGAAAATCTAACAAGAACTGCAGATTGGGTTGTAGGCGGATTAGGTGATTTGGGCGCTTGGGTTTGGAGCAATTTGACAAAATCTGCAGATTGGGTATTGAGTGGATTGCAGAGTTTAGGTGCTTGGATATGGTCAAACTTAACAGCATCAGTTGAATGGGTTGTAGGAGGATTAGGTAATCTTGGTGCATGGATATGGAGTAATTTAACTGCTTCGACAAATTGGGTTGTTAGTGGTTTAGGAAATTTGGGTTCTTGGATATGGAATAACTTAACAGCATCAGCGAATTGGGTAATCGGCGGGCTTGGAGATTTGGGCTCGTGGCTCAGAACTAATATAACTAATGCGATTGGGAACTTAACCGGGCTATTTGAAGGAAAAACATTTGCAGAATGGTTTGTTAATAAGATATATGCTACTATAGGAGCACTTGGAGCTGGACTTTTTAAAGTTGGAAATACATCAGTAACATTTGCTGAGTGGTTCAAAAATGCAATATTGACAGCGATGGGTGATATAGTGGGAATGTTTGGGGCTGGAGGATTTGCAGGCTGGTTAAGGCAAAGAGTTACTGAGGCGATGACAGGTGTATTTAATTTCGGTGGATGGTTNCTTGAAAANATAAGAAGTTTTGTAACAGGGACATTTAATTTTGGTAGTTGGTTNCTTGAAAANATAAGAAGTTTTGTTAGCGGCGTATTTGATTTTGGTAACTGGTTACAGAGTAATATCAGAAACTTTGTGACAGGAGCGTTTAACTTTGGTAACTGGCTATATAGCAATATAGATGATTTTGTTACAGGTGTTTTTAATTTTGGTTCATGGCTATACAATTACATAGATGATTTTATTACAGGGACTTTTAATTTTGGTTCGTGGTTAAATTCATATATACGTGATTATGTTACAGGAGCTTTTAATTTTGGTGCATGGTTATATTATAACATAGATTATTATATCTCAGGCGTGTTTGATATAGGGAGTTGGTTGTGGTATAATATTAGTAATTACATAGGAGGATTTTTTAATTTCGGTGAATGGCTTAAAGAGAATATCAGGAGATTTCTTGGCGGCGGCTCAGAGTCAGGAGGATATCAGACTGGAGGATATGTGAGCAAGACTGGAATGTATGTGCTGCACGCAGGCGAAATGGTTATACCATCATGGAAAGTACATGAAGGACTGGAAAGCAAGACTGTGAACATAAGCATTGAAGTGAACAATTATGGTGCAACTATAGATGAGAAAAGTTTGGTTGATAGAATAAGGAGTGAGTTGATAAGAGAAATGATAACGAGAGGAGTGATATAATGGCAGTAATAATAAGAAAGAGCGGGCAGGAGATATTGAGAATAGAGAATATTGAAAGAATTGAGTATAAAATGCTTACAAATGCTATAGAGATACCTGTGCCGGGAGAATCTAATCCGATGATAATGCAGTTAGGAGGTGTTAGCAGAAGAATTGATGTTGAGTGGAAGGAAATAACAAGCAATATACCGAGCTCAATATCGAGGATAGCGAACGACTTAATGAGTGGAGAATTATTGCCAGTTTATGATGTGTGCATAGAGGAGTGGAGCATTACAAAGAATTGTGTGATTTTTGATTTAGTGATTGTTCAGGAAGCAGGACAAACGAATATGTTCAGGTGCAGAATATCATTAGCAATAGGTGATGTGCTGTGAGGGGAGCATACTATTTGAAAGTATCAGATTCATATTTATTGAGGTCAAGATATTGGTTTTATGCGAGCGTAGTTTTTGAATATTCAGATGTCATTGATGTTGGCGATTGGATTGTAGTATATGATTACGATGGAGGAAATGGGTTGATTGTTGAAGTTTTGATTAAGAGCATGAGTTTTGATGGGTCAAAACTTGTTGTGTCAGGAACAACATACGAGCTCGAATATCTGAAAGACAAAAATGTGTATTTGAACATAAATGTTAGTGGTCTTAAGATTAAGAAATCGCTAACATCTGTAGATGAAGTATCATTTAAGATGCCATTGGGTCTGAGCACGATTTTTGAACTTGGAGACGTGTTTAATGTCTATATTTCAGGTGTTGATAAAGAGTATGTTGTATGTAGAGTGGGAAGTCAGACAATAAAGAAGGATGGGACTGTGGAGTTTACAGCGTATGGAAGCGGATATGAGCTGATGAGAATTTATGTAAGGAAAGTATATTATGATACTGCACCTGAGGAAATAGTGAGGGATTTGGTAGAGAGCAATACAAACATGAAAGTTGTATATGTGCAAACAGGAGATACGTTGAGAAGATTTGTTGTTGATGACTATATTTACAACGCAATTACATTTTTGGCAGAGGGATATAAGTATCAGATAAGGATAGTTGGAGATACAGTATATTTTGAACCATTTGGATACATTAAAGGAGGATTGTTAGAACTGAGAGATTTAGGTGCATATGATTCGATTAAGAGAGATTTGAGCAAACTTGTTAATGAGCTGTGGCTTTATGGAGACAATGTAATATTTTTGACGAGCGAGGAGTTTATAGGAGACGGAAACAATAACGTATTTACAGTATTAAGACCAATTTCAGGAAGTGTTAAAATATTAATAAACGGTAATGAGGTTGATTCAAAACAGTATAGCGTTAAAAAGGAGGAAGGAAGAATTGAGTTGAAGTTTATACCGAATGAAGGGGACAACATTACTGTGTGGTATGAGTATACTGTGCCTATTGTTGTGCACATGAAAGATGAGAGCAGTATAGCTAAGTATGGGAAGAGAGGAAGAAAGATTACCAGTAAATTTATTGACAGCTTTGAGAAGGCAAGAGACTATGCATATGCATATTTGAGAGAGTTTGCAGACCCGACAGAGACAATTAAAGTTGTGACAACGATAAATAAAATGCTTGAGTTTGGCATTGAAGTAGGAAAGGAGTATAGGGTTAAAGATGATTTGAATGCGATAGATGAGGAGTATGTAGTTACGGGGTTTGAAATATCAGATAATGGTGTTGTTAATATAGAAATAGGAGAAAGAAGCTTTGACATAATAGACTGGAATAAGAAGGTAGAGGAAAGGATTGCACAACTTGAGAAGTTGATTGAGGCGAAGATAGTTTTGACTGAATATATGTTGTATACAGAGTCAATGTTAGCGAGGGTAAGAGAAAGATTTAGAATGAGAGCAGAGACAATTTTGGGTGAATATAGTATTGATGTGTCTGTGCGTGATAGACTTGGTTTATTGTTGAGTGGAATTAGTTTGACTGATAAAGTGCTTGGAATATATGTATTAGGGAGGTGATGTGTAGTGGTGAATACGCAAGTTGCGTTAGACGAAATAAGAGATGAAATAATAGAGTATTTGAGGACGAGATATATGTATTGGGCGGTTGGCACAGGAACGACACCTGAGACAAAACAGGATACTCAGTTGGAAAATGAAGTTTTTAGAGACACTGTTGACGAGGTTTTAGTGTCGGTTAATAGAGTGTTATTCAGATGTTATTTATCGATTGCAGATGCGAATGGATATAATATATCAGAGTTTGGATTGTTTGATTCATCGAGTGGCGGAACAATGTTGTTCAGAAAGACGTTTGCACCGATAGGGAAAACTACAGACATCGACATTTGGTTTGAGGTTGAGGAATACATTACGGTGGTATAAGTGCAGGAGGATGTAAAGTGTGAAGTAAGGAGAATATTCAGGTTGAAGACGAAAGAAGTAGTTAGAGACTTGAGTGGAAATGAGATAGCGAACATAATAATAACGAGAGGAGAAGATAAAAACAGAATTGAGATTATATTGCTTGACAGAAATGTTGAGGTGATAGTGAGTGATTAAATTGTTTAGCAGGAATGCGGTTGAATTTGGAGGCGATGGAAGTATTACAATACCAGATAGGTCAAGTGTCAGAGTAGGCAATACTTTTATGATAGTGATTCAGTTTAAACCTAAGTCGGTGAGTGAGCAGACTATACTGAAAAAGGACGGAGAGTATATAATGAAGATAGATTCGAGTGGAAGATTAGCATTTGGAGTATATGATGGAACTGATTATGAGCCTATGGTGGTTGGAGAAGAGATTGAGGTTGATAGCTGGCATAAAGTGATTGTGTGTGTTGAGGTTGTTGGGGGCTTAATACAAAAGACGATGTACGTCAACAGCATTGAGAACAAATATGTTGAGAATACTCAGACAGGAGAGATTTCTGAAACTGCAAATAATTTGATAATCGGGGAAGGATTTGTGGGAGCTATTGATAGATTCATGATGTATTCGAGAGTTTTCGATGAGAGTAGAATAGCAGATATTCTGAATGATGAGTTTATACCGTATGATATGACTACATTTTTCAGCATTGAGGAGGGCAGTGGAAACATAACATACGATGTTGTGAGTAGCGGATATGCAGGCACAATAACGAATGGAGTATGGGTAATGGGCAGGGACATGGAAAATGTTTATAAATCAAAAAACAAAGTTGCATTAGTCAGGAAATATATGTGAGGTGAGTAAGTAATGCTGGATTGGCTTAAGGGACTGGACGATGGCAAGACTTTGTATGCTACAGTATTTGAGTCTGAAGTGCAGGCGATGGATGGTAAGTATGTAAAGGAGGGACTTGAGTGCAGTGCAAATAACACAAATCTGACAATAAGCATAAGTGCAGGCTCTGTAAGATATCTTGATACTGATTACAGCTATGGAGGAGGCAGTGTTGTTTTAGATGCGGGAGAGGCAGATAGAGACAGAATTGATGTGATTGTGTGGGATTACAATAATGGCAGTCCGAAAATAACTATTTTGAAGGGTTCACGGTGGTATAATGATAACGGAGTGCTGAAGCCAGTAACGGAGAGAATAAGCCCGCAGCACATACCATTAGCGATTGTAAAGGTGAGGGCTGGCGAAAATAAAGTGTATGCTA